CACTGGGTATCATGTTTTTGATTATGTATCCTACGCAAAGGCATATACCGACAATAAGCGGTACTGCGTATTTTGTTAAATATCCTATATCCATTCCTATCACTCCTTATTTTCCAGATTGCTTATTCTTATCTCATGTTCCTGTAACTTATCATCCTGTTCCTCATTGTGTTCCCAAAGCCTTTTGTGCGCTTCTTTGCTTCTGTTTGCCTGGTTGTCCATCTGATGTGCAAACTCATCAACCTTAACCGTCAATTCCGTTATGGATTTTGTCAGCTTTACAATCGGCGTAACGATTGAAATAATACCGCCTATCAGCACAAAAAGACCTGCTACTATCTCCCATGTCATGGCGTTCCTCCCTATAAGAAAGGGGAGATTTACTCTCCCCTATTTCATTTTGCTAATTCAAGATAGAACTCGTTCGCCTTTCTGTATGCCGCATGAACGGCTCTGGGCAATTTCTTTCTGTCTATTCTCACAGAACCGTCAACGTGATATGTACCGTCGGCAACGATATATCTTGTGTCCTTTGATTTTTTATAGTTCGAGAGATATACATATCCCTTTCCTGCGCCCCATACCTCAACTGCAATACCGTTGATACAGGGCATACCGCCTTTTACTTCGCACTCGTCTGTTATAAGTATTTTGCCGACTGCGTATCTTTCTGCGTTCTCTTTTCTCTTCGTTGCGTGCATAAGACCGTTTTCATCAAGATATAATGCAACTTCGTTTCCGTTAAGTCTTTCTATTAAATCTACTGTTTTTCTCATTTGTAATTCCTCCTTAAATTGAATAGTTAGTTAAAAGTTTCTTTTGTTTTTTACTTGCTGAAAATAGCTGTTATTCTAACTCAAATGTATATGAAAAGATCTCCTGCCATTTAATCATTTCTTTATAAGGTTATCATTTTATAATGTAAATAAAATCTCCCTTATTTGTATCTTGTATAAAGCAACTGTTACTTGTTACACTGATTTTAAAAGGAACATTTGTCGGTAACGGTTCTATTATTCTTGCCCCCGATTGATGATATAATAATTTACCATTCAATTTGACATCGCAGGTAACTCTGCCATCTGAGGTAATTACTGGGGTAGTCGATGCACCAGGGTTAACTGAGCAATAAACTGCGTATTCTTTATTAGGTTCTAAACTAAAAGTTTCTGTTGAAAGTTGTATTTCTGCATTTAAAAAATCAAATTCTCCTCCGCCTTTACTCAACAACTGGTCTACCTTCGTCTGCAACTGCGCCATATTGTTTTTCAGCGTTTCCAACTCTGTCTTCACTGTGTCAGTACCCCCCCCCGAAAAATTTCCGAGGGCGTTGTTTGTCTGCTTAACTCCGCTGTCTATGCCGTCAACCGTACCTTTCACAGCCTCCAACGTGTCCTGTCTCGCTATAAATACTTCTCCTGCCATTACAATACCTCCCTATAATACAAACCGCCGTTTTGTATACCCAGTTTGTACTTCTTACCTGTTACATCATCTACTATTACATTCCTGTCCGCTTCCGCTACTGCGCCTACGTCTGCGGCGGTAAGGGTAATGGAAGTACCGGATTTGTTGTTGACGCTTGATACTGCCCCGACATCCGCAGCACCTAGAGTAATTGCAGTCCCTGTCTTTCCGTTTACGCTCTTAACCTTTCCGTCCCATTCAGCCTGTTTCTGTGCTGTGGGAACGCTTTTCGCTACATTCTGTATAGCTGTGGCGTTCTCTGTTACTTTCTTGCTTACGTTGCTTATTTCCGTTGTATTGGCTTCTATAGCCTTACCTTTAGCGGTTAAATCGGTATTTATATCGCCGATTGATTTAGTAATGGGGGCAATGGTTTCTTCCAGTTTCACGTTGGTAACAAAGTCGCCGCCGACTATCTGTTTTGCCTGCTCAGCGTAGTACTTAGCATTGTCAAGCTCTTCTCCCGGTCTTTGTCCTGTACCTCCAACAGCGTATGACTTCGAGAGGAGAGCTGAATTAGCTGATTCTGTGGCTTTCTGCCCTGCCAGTGTTGCGGAATTAGCCGACTGTGCAGCCGAAGAAGCTGAACTAACCGCTTGCTTATGCGCTTCCGCTACTTCTGCTTTGGCATTGTTTACTGCTGTCTGTGCTTCATCTTTTGCGGTATTGGCTTGCTGTACTAACAGAGTGGTATCGTCTTTCAACTTCTGTGTTGCGGTTCGTGCAGTCTCCGCTTTCTGTTGTGCGGCTTCCGCTTTGGTCTGAGCGGTCTCGGCATTTTTCTGTGCTGTTTCGGCGCCTAATCTAGCTGTCTCTGCTTTCTGTTGAGCTGTTTCTGCTCCTGCTTTAGCAGTCTCTGCACCTCTTTGTGCGGTTTCCGCTTTATCCTGTGCCGCTTCCGCATTTAACTGTGCTGTCTCTGCTTTTTTCTGAGCCGCAACAGCCCCTTGATGTGCAGTCTCGGCAGAAACGGCAGACTGTTTTGCGGATTCTGCCGAATTACTTGCTTCAAGTGCCGATGTAGCTGATTTCTGTGCCGAAGCTTCTGACTGTTTAGCCGCTTCTGTCGCTTTAATCGTTTCTTTCTGCACTTCCGGAAGTATCTTTTGAATGGCAAGATTAAGCTGTTCTGCCTGTGTAGGCGTAGGCTCTATCGGTTCATTTGTAGTCATTGCCGCTTTCACAACAAGACTGTCCTGCATAGACCTTGCCCTTTTTCCGTCTACATAGCCGTCAATTACAAATATCATGTCGCCTTCTACAGCCAACGGTTCGGCAGGGATAAGAACATTAAACTCCAATAAGCTGTTTCTTATTTCTACCAATTGTGCATTTGTAAGAAGAACCTTTACCGGATTTTCTCCTTTTGCGTTCCAGAAAGTAATGGACTTAGCGAGATTAGCCCAGCTGTCATCAAAAGTGATATGAAGCGTTGTAACATTGCCTTCGCCCTGAATACCTCCGATATTGTTGTTCTTTTGCAAATAGCTTCCTTTGATGAATATATCTATCGTTCTGTCCATGTCTATCACTTCCCTATTTCATCAGCTTAGCCGCTTTAAGCTTTGTGATTATCTCGTTCACCTTATTGATTACATCGGCATTTGTAGCCGTTTCCGCAAGCGGAGCAACCGTATCAGCCTTCGGATTGACGGGTACATTCCCTTCGTTACTGCCGATAAACAGGTCCTTTGTATCTGTGCAAAATCCTAACTGTCCTTCAAGTAATCGGGGTATATTCGTTGATTTTCCTCTGTACTGTTGCTGTGAACCCATTTAATCACCTCTTAAACGTATTCATTAGCCTTTTTAAAAAATTCATCCTGTTTCTGAGACATATATTCATTCGCCATGATGTCCTGTTGATATGACTGTTCAAGAATAAGAGCGAATTTCTTTTTAATCTTTACCGGGTATCCTCTCTTTACAACACAGTTCTCGCCGTTGACAGCAAGGAACACATCGTCTGCATACTTGCCGTCCCCTTTGAACAGCTGAACAACTGTATATTCTTCCAGTTCGTCATTTATCTTCTTATTTTCCTCATCTGTAGAGGTTTTATCTGTTGCTTTCGTTGCTTTTTTTACTATTTCTTCTGCTGCCTTTTCTGCTTTTTCGATAACGGCGTTTGCCCTTTCTTCTGCTGCTGCCATTAATTCAGCTATCTTATCTTCATAACTCTTTTCCGATGTATCTATTACTTCTACTGTTTCTTTTACTTCCGGTTCTTTTTTAACTGCCATTGTCATTTCCTCCTTATCTTTTAAAAAACGGTCGGAGAAGAAACTCCAACCGTATGTTGTTATCAGTTAGCAGGGCTGTCGAATGTTGAACACGTCTCAATTCGTACCATGTAAGGCTCTACAAGTCTTTCAGCTGTCTTGATAGCCTTCCAACCTACAGTCGCTCTCTGGTTTAAGGGGTCAGCCGAACCTGCCGAACCGAGGTTTTTGACGATATGCTGTAAGCCGCCGCCCTCAATATCCGTAACGCCGTAAGCGTTATCGGCAAGGACAAGAGTTGAATATACGGCTCTTCCGCTCTTACCACCACCTACTGTTGCAATAGGATTGGTATCAGCCGCCGTTACTTCTTTATCAACTGTGATTGAAGCATTGCCGGCTGCTCCTGCTTCTGCCGAAAGGATTGTATATATAGTTGCACCACTGTTTATCGTTATCTGTTTTCCTGCCATTTTAAAGGCGTCTTCTTTTGTTATTTCTTCGGTTACAGGCACTTTAAACGCCTTTGTTACAGTTCCTTTAACCGTAAGCGTTGCGTTTGATTTGGTAAGGTTTGCGCTCTTGAATATCTTTGCTTCCGTTGTTTCCACAAATCTAACTCCGGCAATCTTACCGATTTCTCCCGCATACCAATCTTCGGGGTCATAGTCCTTGACGTCTTTCCATGCTTTGTCGCTCATCAGGTCATAAGCAATATCGGGATGTATGATAGCCACATAACTGTCGCCTATCTTTTCCGCATTCTGGTTTTTAAGCGTTCTTACAGCCATTCTGATAGCGTCTACAGTAAGATAGTGGTTCTGTGTAGCGTCTGTCTGTCCGCCGTTAAGCTGTGCTCTCGAACTAACCTGTCCCTCTGCATACTGTACATTTGTACCGCCGTTGAGAACTTCTCTTGTGATAGTATCAAGCGTTTCTCCTGCCTGTTTACCAAGAAGTTTTGTAGCCTGTACAAGGTTGTTGTCGATAGCAGTTAAGAGAAGCACATCGGAAAGCGTTATGTAAGAACCATACTGTCTTACCTCTGACTTAAGTGTGCTCATTGTGAGTTTCTGTCCGTCAGGTGTAACGCCCTCTGTAAGCACTGTTAATGCTTTGGGAAGTGGGTCATACTTTCTGAACTCAATCACCTTACCGCCGTTTTTGGGGATAGGATGTTTCTGTCCGAACTGGTCATGGACAAGCTTCGGACCTGCCTGGTCGATGAGATAGTCGCTGTAGAACGTCTTCATCTCTTCCGATAAGCCCGAATCCGTTGTTACGTTTGTATTTAGTTCAGCAAAAAGCTGAAGGTTAATGTCTTTTAAAAGTAAATCTTTCATATCTTCGTTCCTCCTTTGTTGTCAGGTTGTCAGAACGATATAATCTCTCCTTTAGCGGCTCTCCTTGCTATCTCCGCTCGGTCTGCCTTTGTAAGGTTTGATACATCGCTCTTTACTATTGCGCTGCTTGACGATGATGTTCCGTTTTCGGCAGGTCTGGAAGATTTGTTCTTAATCTTTGCTACAGTGTTCTTTTCCGCATTGATAGCGGCAGTCTGCGCCGCTCCGTTCATAAGCTCATCAAAGTGAACCGTTTCATAGGCTCTTTGTACGGGTATTCCGTTTCTAAGCAACTGGACAAAGTCCCTGTTGCCGAGTTCGCTTTTAAAGTCGAACTGTGGATATACGTTTTTGGCTTCGTCTGCCTGTCTATTCCACTCGGCTACCTGTTGATTAGCCTGTTCGGCTCCCTGTCTCATTCTTATTGAACGTGTCAGTTCTGCGTTTTCTCTCTGTAACTTCTGGACTAACTTATACTGCTCTACTGTCAGTCCTGCTTCTTCCGCTCCTGCTTCCCAGTATGCATCATCGTTTTCCAAGGCTTTTGAGAGTTTTCCTATATCTCCGTCATCAATGCCGTATCTGTCCATCAACATATCAATGACGGGCTTTTGTGCGGATAACTGTCCCTCTAACGCCTTCGTCTGCTTGAAGCGGTCATTGATAATGGCTTGCGTTCTTTCTGTGAACATATCTTTGTATTCGCCTTTTATCAACTCTTCAAAGCTCTGTCTTTTCTGTTCCAGTGTGTCTGATGTAGTTGTTACATCTGCTTTCCCCTCGGCGGCAGGGGTTTCGGTCTGCTGTTTTCCGTAGACCACGTTACTTAAGTCGCCCGATCGTCTTGATGAACGGTGGCTGCTTCCGTTCTTTTGTGTTAAGTCAGCCGTTGCGGTTGATGTACCCTCGCTTGCTCCTTCACCTGTGCCTGCCGTACCGGTTCCGGCAGCTCCGCCGGCTGAAGCTCCGTCAAATAGTCTGAGGTTTACATCAATCAGTTTGAATTTAAGCATTTATATGCCCTCCTTGCTCATCGTCTCTCCGAAGTGTCGTCTATATAAATTCTCTTTCTTTTACCGTTATATCAGCTTTAAATTTTAATTACGCTACAAATTCATTGATTTTTATACAGTTTTTATATTTTTTTTCGAGTTGCGATAATCCTATGTATGTAACCGCAAAAGCTATATTCATTTCTTTGTTATTTTTGCACCTGACATATAAATGTCCGCTGTCCACTTCGCTTGTATAGTCGTAGCAGTAGTTATCCAGAAATCCAAGCCAGCTGTATGCTATTGCAGAAGCGGCAGCGCATACGATGTCATTACCGTCCGAATAGTTGGCGTGTCCTTCCATTGTCAAAACAATTTCGTCATCATTACGCCTGATATTAACCTGTATCATCCTAACTTCCTCCTATTCTCGCTTACATCGGGAGTTGCCCTCTTAGCAAGCTTTTCACCGTATGGCGTCATTGTGCTTTTCATAGCGGACTTTTGCGCCTGCGCCTGTTTATTCTCGGTCTTGCCGTTCGGTACGCTGTTTCCCGTTGCTGTCTGCTGTACAGGGGCTGCTCCTGTCAACTGCATTATGTATGCGTTCATCTGGTTAAGCTGTTCGGTCAGCTGAGTAACAATGTTAAGCAATGTCTGTCCCTGTTGTACTTTCTGCCTTACCTTCTCGTCTCCGTCAAACTCCATCATGTCAAGACATGTCATAGCCGGTTCGGCTCTTTCCGGTTCAAACAATCCGAGACCGTACAGTTCTTTAGCAAGCTCATTCTGTGCCATTCTGCTGTATGCCGAACGCTTTTGAGGTTTAATCACTATATCGAACACAGGCACTCTCGTTTCCGCTGTACCGCCGTTATATGCAGGGTCAAGGGGTTTGCCCTGAATAGCATTATTGTTGTATGTGATGTACTGATATGCTCCGTCTTTACCGACAATACGGAAGCTTCTGTTCACATCGTAGAACTGCCTTATCAGTTCGATAATCATGTAGTTAATCTTTGTATAGGCTCTGTACGAAGCGTTAACCATATCCCTACTGGTTTTGTTTCCTGCTTCCTGTAAAGCCGCTATGGCTGCGGCAGCCGTTACGCCGCCCGATGAACTGCCTTGTGATACGTCTCTGTTGGATGACGTCTCTTTCAACTCGTCTATCTTCATTTCAAGCACGTTTAACGCTACTGTCGGCATTGTCGGCACTGCCATAGGGACAAGACGTTCTTGGTCTATGTTTCCGCTGACATGAACTATCGGTTTAGACCAGTCGAGAAACTCTTCTTCGTTGATACCGATGTTTTCTTTAGCGAAGTACCTCGGTTTTGCACTGATAGCGGCGTTTTCGAGAATAACCTGCGACAGTTTATCTATATACATCTGAGGGTCTTTCATTATACCCAGATACCCAAAGCCTATTGGTGTTCCTGCTTCTGGAAACAACACATCGAATACTACAGGGTACTGTCCGTGAGCGTACCAACCTTCGGGGTAGTTCTGAGGTTCGTTCTCCGTAGCGAATAACACTTCACTGCCGACAAACTTACAGAAGTGGAGTATTGTCTTTCCGTTCACGGTCTTTTTGTAATACCAGTCCACAACAACACTCTTATCGCTGATGTCGACCGTATCATCGTAAACATACTGCGTTACATCAATAACCTTTCCCGTTGACTTGCCTTTCAACTGCGGATAGTTCTGTTGAAGAAGGTCATCGTCAACCAGTGAACAGATGAACAGGTTACGGCTATCCTGTATATCGGTAATACCAGGCTCCCAGAAGATGTTGAGCAAGTCCAATTGTTTTATATCAATGTCGCCCAATCCGTTTTCAAGTGTATTATTCCAGAAGATACCGTATGGTACTGCCCCATGTTTAAGCTTGTACCACCATGCATCCGAATATGTTGATTCAAAGTGGTTTCGTTCCAGTATCGCCGGTATTATAGAACTGAGGACGTCTGCGTCCTGTTCGTCTCCCTGCTCTCTTGGTAATACATTAGGCTCGGGGAAGTTGTCCATTGCGTCGGCGTGCTTATTTGTCAAACTATTAAACAGCCATGCAGAAGCAGGCTCGGGACGTTCGTCTCCTGCTTTTCTTTCTCCGTTATTGGTAGTCCCCTTAAACACTTCCCAATGCCTCAGCTTGTACCATTTCTCGTTTTCAACTATCGTCTTTTCAAGGTTGGCTTTGCCGTCCTTATACTTCTTCAATGTTTCTATAGCCTTTGCCAGTTCGTTCTTTCCTATGGCTTCTTTTACCGTCATACCGTTTGACGGCAGCTCTATACTTCCGTTAGGCACTCTGTAAGTCCTGCCCAGCAACGCTTTAAATATGTCTCCTGCTGCCATTTATCTTCCCTCCTTAATAAGTCCTCATAAACGCATATTTATCTATTACTCCCTCATCTGTGCTCAGAGGGTCAAATACCTGTATCTTTCGCTCTTTTGTTTTAACCGGCTTAATAGGATTAGCCATGCACATATATCTTGTCTCATCGGCTATATGGTCTTCCTGTTTGGTGTCCACATCCTCAGGCTTGTTCTCGTCATACTGTAATAACGGAAGCGTCCTTATAAATCCTTTGCAGTTCTTAAAGATATACATCATCGGTATTCCTTCTTCGTCAAACTGCAATCGGTAGTGAACCTGTTGCCAGCCGGCTATACGTTTGTTATCGCCCTTGTCGAAATATATGCGGTACTTTTCCGCTGTCTCCGCTATACTCTCTCCGTATTCGGCGTTCCATATGGCAGGGTCGGCGACACCCTGTATGCTTTTCCCTCTAAGCCACTTATGTTCATCTTCTATTCTTCGTATCTCCTTGAATATCTCGTTAGGCGTCCATTTAACACCCGTATCAGGCTCATTCGGTACACAACCATACAGTTCTAATATTCTGTACAGTCTGCCGTCATAGTCTACCGCCCACCATGCACATGAGAATGGCTTTGCGTAACCGAAGTCAAAGCTACGGTATATCTTCCAACTTTCGGGTATATCGAAAGGTTCAATAACATGGGTATATCTTCTATCAATGTAGTGTTGCGGATAGTCTCTGAACTCTTCAAAAACCTGTCCTTCATATACGTTCCAGTCGCCTTCCAAGTGCGCTCGTCTCTTATGCGGCGGCAGTGCTTCAAGCATTTTGATATAGTCCGGGTCAGCTTCCATAAGAACCTTGTTGTCGTATACGGTAGCCGGGATAAATACATAGTCCTCCGGGTTCTCGTTTTCCTTGAACTTGCGGTCTATGAATCGCCTTTTAATAAACTCATGCCCTGCGCCGCCGGGATTGGCTGTATAGTATATTCGGGTATCAAAGTCTGTACGGGTAGTTCTTAAACAGGTTGATATGAATGTAATCCAATCAGGTTGGAAGTTAGTAGCTTCCTCAAAGCCTATAACGTCATACTCCTGTCCTTGATACTGAAGCATATCTCCCTCATTATCGCAGTAGCCGAGGTTAAGGCGGCTTCCGTTCGGGAATACGAAAGCTCTTTCCTGCTGATTGTATTTAGCATAGCCGTACAATTCGCTTTGAAGGATAAGTATGTGGTTGTTTCTTAACTCTGGCAGCGTTCGTCTGAGCAACAGTATCTTTAATCCCGGATAACGCATAGCAAGCATGACGAACTTGCGGCGCATTGCCCAACTTTTTCCTCCTCCTCGTGCTCCTCCGTAGCAAATGTACTTCTGCGTAGCCTCAAAGAACTTAACCTGTTGAGCGTTCGGCACTTCTGTGCGAAGCTTTTTAAATATAGGCGCTTCCATATCACTTACTCCAATCATCTAATAGTCCTTCGAACTTAATGGCTGTTGTACCGGTTACATTCATGTCTCCGTCAACCTCCACTCTCTGTCCTGCTTTTCCGTAGTACATTTCAGCAAACCACTTCTCTATATCAGCCCTTAGCTTCAAACTCTCTGTGGTGTCGGCAATCTCTCTTAACCTCTGTGGCGATTCCTTAGCATACTGTATCAACTCTTTAGGCAATCCTGGTCTACCGCTAGGGTTTCCACTACTCCCTTTCACGAAACGCCCCTGTTTATCCCTGTTAGCAGGTTGATTTTTAGCCATTACCTCACCTCCCTTATCATCTAATCTAAACACATCTGAAAAATAATTACGCTACAAGTTTTGCAAAAAAATAAAGCCTGATTTCTCAGGCTTCTTTTAGTTTCAGTATGTACTTCTTTCCGTCCTCACTTGTCTTTATATCAACACCGTACTTTCCGATTGCGGATGTCAGTTTCAGCTTATCTACTTCTTTCTCTTCCGTTCCAACTAACACAGCTATGTAAGCCGACAATATATTCATCAGTTCATACTGCCCAGCTATTTCTTCTTTCAGTTCGGTGATTATAGTATCTCTCGTTTGTACAGCTTTCTTGTATCTTCCGAGTTCCTTTTCGTAAAAGTGGTCAATCATCTTATTGTTCTTCGTCTTTGCCATCATCATCAATCCTTTCATAGAACTTCGTTGCGCTTTTAGCTAAGCTACATTGCTCCCAATTGGTAAATGAACCACAGTAGTATTTGATATAATCTTTTCTTTCCGTTTCGTCTCCGAAGTTAATATCGCCTCGTTCGCATTTGATACATCTGTTATCGCGCTTTTCTCTATAATCCAACAGCATGAACGGACAGTATATCGTCTTACCCACCGTTATCACCTCTGTTCTTCCCTCTCTATTCTCCCCAGCTGCCTTTTGACCTTGAACCTCTTTATCTCATCAACCTTGTCCTGTGCGTTGAAGTGCATTATCATCTGCTCAATCATCACCAGTACATCCGCTATCTCTTCCAGAAAATGCGCTTTGCTGTCCGTCCCGTTTATGTACCCGTCCGAGGCTTCTATCAGTTCTCGGCACTCTTCTTTCAGTTTTGCGACCTGTTCCGTTATGCCGTAGTGGTTTAATATCGCTCTCTCGCCCAGTCTCAGCTTGTAATCCTTAATCAGAAAGTATACGTTTGTTATGACTACGGCAATAGCTAAAACATATATTAAGAGTTCTATAAAGTCATTGAAAGTCATTCTTCTTCACTCCAGTCGATAGCCTGTCCGCACTCATTACAATAATTACATTTTCTCTGGTCGTGTGGTTTACATTGTGTAGCATTATACCGCTGCCCTACAAACCATCCACACTCAGGGCATACCCAGTCTTGCCATTGCACATTTCGCCATTCGTGGGGCTTATCTCCCTTGTTTGTATGAATTATGGATACTCCGCTTTTTAATATCGGCTTCTTCGGTATCTGCTTTTCCAGTGCTTCTATAGCCTTATCTATTGCAATCGCATAATCTAACGGGTAGTTCCATTCGACTTCTGCCTTTGCTATTTCAAGTATTTTTATCGCTTCTTTCGGTGTCATTTTCTCTCCTCCAACGCTCTTTCCGCTTCTTCTTTTGTAAGAAACCATGTCTTATTAAAATCACGCTTTAGGCAGTCATCTGTGCCTTGATGATTAAGGGCATAGTCGCCATCAGCCCATACCGAAGTGCAATAAATACGTCTAGGACTTATACCAACACCTAGAGCATGCTTTTTATTGCGTAATTGATATACGGTTACATCTGACGGCTTACAGGGAAGAACCAAACATCTACCATCTTTGTCGGCTTCGGAAAGCTCTTTAAGACGGTCAAAATTACAATCTATATCATATTGGGTGGTTTCTTTTGGAATAACATAAAAATCATTACACAATTCTTCTATATGTTCTTCTGTCCATTGGGGTTTATCCATCGGACTAACAGAATGTATATACCAATCATATAATATGCCTTTTCCCCATGAATTATCTACATCTATAAATTTCATCTGTTCTCACCTCTTTATCAAATCAGGCAGATATATAGGACTGTTTTCAAAAGTGATGAAATCGTATAGAGGGGTACAAGCAGTACCAGCGTCAAATGGCATCTCAAAGCTTTTAGGTCTTTTTTTACAAAACCAAACTGTACTTTCATTTTTTCTCTTTGCCGCCCACGGCGTTCCCTCTGCAATTCTTCCCTTTATGGCGGTTATCTGCTGTTCGGTAAGAGTTATCTTTTCAGGTACTATTCTAATGAGTTCCGGGTGGTTTATCATTCTACATAAATTTTCTTCACTACATGACGTATGCCACTTATCATTTATATATACTTCTTTTCTATCTCCTATTATTCTATATCGACTATCACCACCAAAACTAAACTCCTGTCCCTCTTTAACTCCTAATATATCGCTTAGTCTGCTCATCTTAACCCCTCCGTTGCTTTCTCCAATTCTTTCTCCATTCTCTTTGCTATCTCATATATAACCGGAACCGTAACGCCGTTCCCTGCCTGTTTATATAACTGACTATCGCTGTTTACAATTGCTGCGCGATCAAAATATTTATCTTCCCAGCCTTGTAAACGGAAACATTCCTTCGGGGTAAGCTTGCGAATTGCAATATAGCATCGGTATTTTTCGTACCAAACGGCATACGCATATACACCGTTCGGTAGTTTAACCATTACACCATGCCTGTCCTGCCCTGTAAGCGTGAACATATCTTCTCCGTTTTCTTTCATCCGTCTGCCGTTCTGTCGCTTATCCACTCTATCGGGGGTTAATACGGGTATTGCAACTCCCGATACTTCTCCGTGCCTGTTAGAAACGCCCTTGTTATACCTAGCCTGTATTGCACACGCCGTTTCAGACAATCGTTGTCCTGCCTTATATGACATATCACAGAAGCACGGTAGCATTACATTAAATCCTCTGCCTCCGCCTGTTCCCGTGTCCAATGCTTCCGTAATCCCCTCTGAGCTGTATGTCTGACTGTTTCGCCTGTAGCCGTCTCTATGTCCTATAATTGAAACACTATTTTTTCTGTCTGCTCTTTCGATAGGAAATACTTTTCGTCCACTTCTTCCTCTAAGATGTCCGATAATGAATATCCTCTCTCTGTTTTGCGGAACGTAATCGGCAGAGTTGAGAACTTGCCATTCTGCATCGTACCCGACTTCGTCCAGCTCAGCGAGAACGGTGAGGAAGTCGAAACCTCGATTGACAGATAGTAGATTTTTAACATTTTCAATGAATAGATAAGAGGGTCTATTTTCTTTTTTCGTATCTTCGAGAAGTTTAATAACTGTGTGAAAAAGTCCGCTTCTGTTTCCGTCAAGTCCTGCCTGTTTTCCCGCAACACTGATGTCCTGGCATGGGAAGCCGAAGCACCAACAGTCTGCTGTCGGTATATCATCTGCCCGCAGCTTGGTAATATCGTCTGCGTACCATTCTCCATGTCTGTACTCCTCCTTATTCGCTTCTTTTACTCTCCCTCTAAAGGGAATTGTATCTATATATTTTCGTTCTTCGTCCGTCATAAGATGCATGGCTGTATAGCTTGCGACTGCAAATTTATCATATTCACAAAAGCCTATACACTTATGCCCTGCCATTTCCATTCCACGCCGAAATCCTCCTATGCCGGAGAAGAGGTCAATAAACGTCATTTCCTTTTCTCCTCCCTATAAAGAACTTATATCTCCAACCACCCTCTCTCATACCCGGTCTGTGTTGACACTTGACATTCATCGCCTATATGTAGTCAAAGGATTAGTTTTGAATTATTATGCGGTTTATTTTTTTGCGACCGGTTTATTATATAAAGGGCTTATCCCTGTATACCTTGGTTTTTCAAAGCTCTCTTCTTTCGGTATTTTTTCGCGTATTCGGATAGCTTCTCTTTATTTTTCCTGCGATATTCCCTCTGATATTCTCTCTGACGCTTCCTGAGCCTTTCTTTGTTCTTTTCGTAGTACTCAGCTTTGTACTGCCGATAATGTTCTTTATGCTTGTGGCGATATTTTTTCCGATATTCATTGGCTCTTATACGTTTTTCTTCATCTGTGAGCGTCTCATTTAGCCTCAGTCCTGCCGCAGATTCTGCTTTCCACACCTCGACTAAATCTCTGTCGGTTACTTCTTCGCATATACAGTCATCATATTTACAGTTGAAACAGTCTCTATCGCACATCTATCTCACCTCTCAGAACGGAAGGTCTTCATCTTCCACGTTGTCGTCTATGGGGTAAAGGTGGGAATTGACAGCTTCGCTCAAAGTTTTTTCCTCACTCTTGTTCTTGCTTTCGGCAAAATACTGTTCTTCAACCACAACTTCCGTTGTTACACGTTTCCTACCTTCGTCATCTTCCCAATTGCGGACCTGAAGCCTTCCGACCACGCTTACCATCTGACCTTTTCTAAAATACCTTTCCGTAAACTCGCCGTTCTTTCCGAAAGCTACGCACGGTATAAAGTCTGCGTCCGGTTCACCTTGACGTTTAAAACGTTTGTTCACTGCCAGTGAATATCTGGCAACCGCCAACGGCTCTGCTCCTTGCGAATATCTAACCTCCGGGTCTCTCGTGAGGCGTCCCATCAAAATCACCTTGTTCATACTCTTAACCTCTCAATCTATAGTTATTCTCCGGTTTTCTTTCAACGCTGATGTGGTTGTTTCCGCACCTCTGTTTAATCCTGCTTCCTGTTGCCTCGTCTATGTCCAGAAGCTCTCCCAGTGTTCTTTCGCTGGATATAATCGTTATCAAATCTCTATTGTTATAGCGATAGTTCAGCAGTTCAAAAGCTATGTTTACATCCGCTGTTGTCGGCTGTTTCCCTTTCTCCGTCTTGAAGAAGTCATCTATGTACAGCACATCGGTTCTTTTGAACTTTTCAATCATTTTTCCGTATTCCTCATCGTTGTTCTTGACTGCTTTCAGTTTGACTGTGTCGTCTGTCCAACGCATATACAGCACTTCTCGACCTTTTTTTATCAGATGTGAAGCGATGGCAGTGCATATATGGGTCTTTCCGCTGCCGACCTGACCGCCGATGTAAAACCACCCTTTGGGGTCTTTCGCAAACTCAACAGCCCTTTCCAGTATTCCCTTTTGCCATGGCTTGTCCGCTTTGTAGTTTTTGAATGTGTATTCGGCAACACTGTCTTTCAAACCGCTTCTTTCAAGCCTTGCCATGTTTGCCCTGACTTTCATGCACTCACAGGGAGCCATAACCATGTACAATCCCTTTACCCCTGCTATGTAACCTCTGTTTTTGCACTTCGGGCAATCATAACCGACCATATTTCCCTCAACTGCGTTCATTCTCTCGGCTTCTGCTATTGCCGCTTCTCTCATTCGTTTTTCTCTATCGTCAGACGTTGAGTCCGTCTTGCAGGTATTCATCCCATTTGCCTTTACCGCTAAGCTCATGCTTCTCCTCTCCTTTCAGCCTGTCCCAGATAATGCCTCGCCACCCGTTCGCCATGCTTTCATCCATCAACGCCATTACAGGGTTTTCGCCGTACTCTCCGCTTTTTTGGCTTACTCTGTTCAGCAATGCGGTCAGTCCCGTCGATTTATACGTTTCTCGTCTCTCGCTCTTGTACTTTAGCCATTCTCTGATTTTGATAACCATGGCTTCCGAGAAATCGTATTGGCTGATGATGTCCTCTGGGGTTTCTTTTGGGGTATCTTTAGATACCCTTTTCTTTATTTCTTCCCTTCTTACTTTCTTACTTTCTTCTATTGTTGTGATTTGACTGTGATTTGTCTGTGGTTTGTCTGTGATTTGACTGTGATTTGCCTGTGATATGTCTTGGTACAGACAATAGTTTTTTACCGTAATTACGCTGAATTTTGACTGTGATTTGACTGTGATTTCTCCTGTGCTTTTCAGCTTGCTTAGTGATGTCCTTACTTGATTAACCGTCAATTCGGTTTCTTCTGCCAGTTTCGGATATGAGGTTACAAACGAACCTCTCTTTATTTCCTGCCCTTGAAATCGTCCGTCTTTCCAATTCGCTTTTAATATCAAATGTATAAATAACCTTGTGGTATTAATATCGCTGTACCATTCCCAATCTAAAATCCCTCTGTCTATTTTTATAAATCCGCCGTCCAACGTCATCACTCGCTCTCTTCCAGCATTAACTCCGTCCTCGGCTGTTCCGAATAGGTCTTAAACAGCGTTAAGGAATATATCTGGCTGTCATCTATATATGCCAGTCCGTTAAGCGCGTCCAATACCGACTTTGCCATGTTGTCCAAGTCAGGCTTTTTTATATGCGCCGTTTCTCCGTTTTTCATGGCTGTTTTGACTTTCTTTGAAGCACTTTTAGGGATAGGCATATAAAATATTATCTCTGCCTTCAACGGCTTGTCCGAAGGCTTTATATTGCCGTATTCAGCCGCCCAGCAGTATTCAACATAGCTTTCGAAGTCAGCCGTTTTCTTCGGTGTGTATGTGCCGTACTTGCTTACCCTCGGTCTGCCCTTTGCAACCGGATTACCCGGTATTGTTATTTCAAAATTCATATTTCTACCTCATAAATAATTCTTTCCTATCAGCTGCATGAATTCTTCTCTTGTATGTCCGTCCGCTTCGTATGCCCTCTGGCAGTCCTGTTTTAACTGCATATCCAGTTCTATATTTCCGTTATGTATTCCCTCGGAACTCATGTTGTGAAGCTCCGGAATGAGCCATACCCAAAAGCCGTGCTTGTCCGATACGGCTCTGTTGCCTGTGCCGTAGTAGATGTGATGCTTGTGCAGTCCGTATTCTCTGCCTGTTATATAGCAGTATTTCTCTTTTCCTTGTAAGACTGATATGCTATGCGAACCTTTCATATCTTTCCCTTCCAAGAGCTTATGAGGCTATCAACTTCATCAGGCGGCATTGTCTCTATACCCACCGCCTTACAGTCCTGTACAACAGCGTCTATAAGTCTTGACATCTGTTTTGAGTTATAGCAGCTACTTCCGTAGTAGAAAGTATATAAGCTATATCCCTCACGGCTGCCGAAGTCGGTTTTTTCGAAAAACCAACCTATTCCTCTTTGAGACCATACATAACTGACTGTCTTATAGAACTCATCCGACATTTCATCCGTCTTTTTTAATCCGCAGTCTTTAATATATCCCCTATACACTTCTTCATCGGGCAAGTTAGTTTCCGATGCTAATTCGCCAATCAATTTCCAAAGGTAGTTGTTAGCGTCAAGACTTCTTTTCTTTCTGTACTTGCTTACCGCCACAGTCAGTGCGTCTCCTGCTTCCTCTAATGCTGCTCTTATATGCGTTTTCTCTCCGTAGTTCAATTTATCGACTATGAATGAAACCTCTGTCTCTCCGCTTTCCAGAGCCTTAAACGATATGCTGTTTTTGGCTTTCAGAGTTGCCAGTTTATCGGACATGAGATCACTTCCTTAATTCTCGCCTTGCTTTAATCCTGTTCAATATTGCAGACACTTGCATTGATGTAAGTTCTTCTATTTTTGTAGCATTGTAATGTTTTAAAGTATCTTCTAAGCCTTTGTTTTTTGCAAAGTAGTCTTTAATTTCTTTTATAGTTTCCGATGGTATCGGTCTTGGTTCGTTAAGTGATACTTCAACTGTTTCTTTAGGGACATCGTCAACCGTTTCTTCGGGTACATCCGTTTCTATACAATCTCCCCATTCATAAATAATTTTCTTATTCTTTACATCGGATATTGATAGTCCTGTTATTTTTTTGTTGACAATCTTTATGTCATTGACAGCGAATACTTTCTTTGTTTCGTATCCGCCCCTGTCATTCTTCTTTAACCCAGCTGTAGCGGCGTCTAACCAGATGAAAGGCGAAGTATACAATTCTCTGCCTATTCCCCAGTTTGTTCCAGCTCTCTTAAAACTGTCAGACGCTTCGCCTTTCTTTTCGTTACCGTTGCCGTCTTGTCTGCTCTCAACACCGCAATCCGACTTTTCTATCCAAACAGGCTCTAAAGTTGTGTCGTAATAGTTGCGATTAATAGCAATTCCGCAAAACAAGTTTCCTTTGCAATCGTAGTGCCTACGTTGCCAATTCATAGGACCGACTGTTTCATCGAGGATTGCCATATCACATCTGGCGTCCTTATAAAGCAAAAGGCTTAAGCCTGTCCCTGCCCTGCTTATCGTTCCGACTCTAACCTCTATCTCATCTGCGGTTAAATCACGAAATTCAAACATTACGCTTCCTCCTTATTTATCCCGAACATTTCCAATACATCCGATATGTCCAATCCCTTTTTTAAACATCCGCAATGATAGTATTCTTCGTATATGTGATAGAACTCTTGTCCCTCTCTTATAGGCTCTCCGCAGTATTCACACTTATATACCTCTTTCGGAAGTTTTCTTCTTTCTCCAGGACAGCCGTGTATATGGGGATATGTATGGCAGTATTCACATGTCATCGCCAACGCCCCCTATTGCGCTGAGTTTTTCTCTAAGTCCTTTGTTCTCTTCCTCAAGAGCTTCATTCTTATCCTTTTCTTCCAGATACCAGTTATAGTATCTCTCTGATTCTTCTATCTGGTCGTATAGTTCATTTAAAACCGTGTCTAAAAGCTTTCTTAATGTTTTCATTCCTCTTCACCCTTGCCTTTTCTTCCGTTTTCGGTTATCATGTAAGTGATAATTTTCCTTGTGCCCCTTGTTGGAATGCCAGTTCCGCAGGGGCTTTTTTATATTCCGCACAGGCTACTCCTCTTGACCTGTCCTTACACCTGCGCCACTTCGCACAGCTTTTGCATTGGTCTTTCACCGCCTACTTCTCCTTTGTATTGACCGAATACAGCCTTTAATCTTATAGTCGTCCAACTCCGCTTCTTTGCGTATTTCTATAAGTACTATTTCCTTATACGTTTTCCTGGTGGCGTCATCCAACTTCTTATCGCTCTCCTCGTTTGAGGGCTTCGTATCTTTCTTTATAACGCTCTGCTCTTTCATGCTCCTGCTCCGCCTCTCTGCTTATGTGGTGTATGTATATGGCGCTGATGATTGTTATTACTATCCCATAGGCAAGCCAGAAGCTTACTGTTTCTACTGCTGTCATTGTGAGACCTCCTTTCAGAATGTTACTGTAATCCCTTTTGCAATTTCTTTTGCAATTTCTTCAGCTACGCTCTTAGCCAATTTTTCATAGTCGATATTTATATCAACTGCCGGCAGTGGTTCATAGCCATTAAATCTTATTCCGGTAGCTTCGTATAACCGATTAGGAAGTATTACATAATCCTTTTTCTTTCCGTTCTGTTTAACAATAGCTATGGGCAAATCACCATCATCTATTAGCTTTCTTATAGTTTCAGATGTCTTCCCTAGCTCTCTTGCAACCATTTCAACTGTTATTTTCATCTTCTCACCTCGTTTACTTAGTGCTACAATATACTTAACCTCGAGGAATTTTTTCCTATAGGCAACAATAGAAAGGTGGGTGATGCTTTTATGAACAAAGTTCTGGAAGTTATCATGCGTCTTAGCCGTACCCTTCGTAAGCCGGTTTTCGGCTTTGCTTAAGCAAACGTGTCTCGGACGTAGTAAGCAGGGATTGTATGTGAAACGTCTGCGCTCGGGCATACATAAGCCTGTCTAGTCAGGAAGGTTGTCCACCCACAATGTGGAAACCAAGTGTATACCTTATGTAACACATACAATTAAGGGTAAATGTGTGAGAAGGAGCTATTCAATGTTAGCGGCATTGGGTAGTTCCTTTTTTTCACCCACCTTTTTATTGTTGCCTATTCAATTCCTGTGTTATAATTTCCTTAAAGGAGTGATAAATATGCTGTCTATTAAACTTAAAATCTTAGAACTTATAGATACAAACAGCGGTATATCTCATATAGATGTTTTAAACTTTCTCCATTCAGAAGAACCGGATTTTGAAAATATATCCGATATGATCAAAACTCTTGTTTCTGACAAATGCATAAAACCTACAAACCCACACGATTTACTCGCTTCACGTTACTCGATAACACCTAAAGGGAAAGAAGCACTTCTACTTCATAAGGAGCAACTTAGTAACTACACCGAGCAGAAAAAAGAAACCGTAAAAACAAACCGCCGAAACACACTTCTTAAATTTATCGGAGCGATTATCATGTATTTGCTCGGTCTTTTTACCCCTGAAATTAAAAGAGCTATTATTTCTCTTTTTGAACATCTTTTTTCCTCCTAACTTGAATACCGTGAATTCATGCGTATTCAGGATAAAAAGTTACGGAAACAATTCAAAGTAACTCAAATCATCGCTGTCATCTCCGCTGTTGCCGTTGTCCTCCAAGTCATCCTCGCTTACGCCGAGTTCTTTAAGCTTCGCTAAAAGTTTTGCATTCTCTTTTGCAAGGCTTTTATTATTTACCTTGAGGATAAGATTTTCATATTTAACATTCCTGCTTTCTCTTGCAACACGATTTATAGCCTTTTCATAAATCTTTTCTGCATTGCCAAACCCAACAGAAAATCCTGCGTCTATTTGTTCCATTTCAACTTTTGTGTTTTGGATGTTTTTTGCTATTTCCATAGCTATACGTTCTGTTTCGCCTGTCATTGATGGCTTATACTCACCCGTTGTTTTTTTCTCTTTTTTGAACATCTTCCTACCTCCTAACTAACCTCTTGTTTTATTTCTTAAACCCTCCTATACTTGAATTACAGGTGTTGCAGCACCGAGTAATTTTGAAAGGAGAATTTATATGGAAACTATTTGTCCACTTCTGTCTATTGGTAAAGATGCGTTTGTGTATTGCAACGAAAAATGTTCTTGGTTTTGCAGAGAAGAGCATAAATGTGCAATATCAAAACTCAATCACCTTGAGGATATAGACAAAGCTATAGCATTTAAAGCCTAATTGTCTGATAGAGCCTATTACTCAACAGTTTTAGGCTCTATTTTCTCGTTGCCAATAAGTAAACTGCCTTAACCGCTGTTGTAATCTCATTTAAATCCACCGCTTCTGAGCAGTTCAGAGCTTTATCAATCCTTTTTTCTATCAGCTCTGTGTATTTGTTGAATATCCTATTGTAATCATCCATTCTTCCTACCTCCTAACTAACTTTATTAGATTTAGTACTCATAGATTTTTCATCCTTAATTTTCATTGCAATAATAAACCCTTTAGCTACATCCTGTCTCTTATACACATCTCCGAGCCCACGAGACGCGTAGTAATCTC